GCCGGGCGGCCAGTTGCTTTCGGTTCGGGGGGATCAAAGCTAATTTCGTTCTCCACCTATTCAGTATACCACGGCCAGGAGATAGGCAGAAATTAGGTATTGACCGATATTGGCATCCTTTGCCAATATCGAAATATGCAAAGCAACACAATCAGCACCCAAGCCGGGAGGGTCAAAGTTTCCGGCAAAGCCCAAAGGGAATTGTTTTACTTCCAAAAGTTTAAGGAAAATTGGGGAGAAGATGTCGCAAACCGATTCCTCGAATGGAGGAAATTGAGTTGGAGCGAACAAGCGAACAAGGTGACAAGGAGACAATTCGAGCATATCCGATGGGGAATTAAAAACGCTGGCCGGACAGATGCCCCAAGTTTTGCGGATAAATTCTTCAAAAATATGGAAGGCAAACTTATCTCAGTAGAAATGGAATGCATCTTTGACGAAAAGGATGAGATGCCCAAGGCGAGGGATCTTGGCACGTTTATGGTGACAATGTGCGATGATGGCTCCATCCGCACCAATTCAGAAACGAATGGATCTGCCGAAGTTAAGGTGACAATCAGCCAAAACTCCCCGATGAGATTGAAGAAGGTGACAGATAAACTTCTTACCCACGGCGGATGCGTAAACTCGTCTTGCGGGATGCACATTCACCTCGACCAAAGGGGAGTAAGTTATTTGACGGCCAGCAAAAGGGCGAAGCGTTTGATCAAAGCACTTCCGGCCTTAATGAAATTGGTTGCACCATCAAGGTTAACCAATAACTACTGCGTCAAAAATCAGCCCATTCCCACCCACCCAACGCAACAATACAGACACTCCACGAATAGGTATCGGATGATCAACTTCCTTCCGGCCTATGATGAACATAAGACAATAGAAGTACGGCTCCACGGCGGAACGCTGGATTTCTATAAAATCCTAGGATGGGTCAACCTTTGCCAATGGATTTGCGATTGCACAGAAATCGACCGCATCGCATTAAACAATGCGAAGGAGTTTAGCTTGGACTATTTGCAAATCGACATCGCAAATTTGCTCGAAATGGAAAAATTGCCGGAGGCTTTACGTGCTTATGTTTGGAAAAGGTTCCGGCAATTCCACCCAAGCGAAGCCCACAATCTTCGTGAGAAGTTTGCGAGCCTTGGAAAGTTTCATCTCACTGATGGAATGGCAATCAGTTAACCAAAAGAAAGGAAACAAATATATGTGCAAAATGTTAGCGTTCTCCATATCGAAAAAAATCGAACAAGAGAAACTCTTCGAGATCATCGCCAAAGCGAGGGATCTTCTCAAAGATCAAAAGGATGGATTCGGATACGCTCTATCCGGCGGTGACATCCGAGGGATAACATCTCTCCGGCTCACTACTGGAACACTCTTGGGGTATCAGTATCAAAATCCCGAATCTTGGGAAGATGTGGTCAATGTTCCATACGAATCCAAGGGAAAGATTCGGCCTTGCACGGCTGGAATCTTCCACGGCAGAACATCCACGAATGATCTTGGGGTAAACAATACCCATCCTTTCGTGAATGAAGATCTCGCCTTAATCCACAATGGCATTGTGGAATATAAAGGAGAGAGAAGGAAGAAGATGGGGACTTGCGATTCGGAGGATCTATTCAACACCTTCACCATCGGCAATGGATGGGAGGAATTGGAGAAGCACTATTCCGGCTACGCTGGAATTATGATCCTAAAACAAGGCGGAGAGTTGACCTTGTATAGGGACGAAACCCCTTCCTTGCATATTTGCAAGGTGAGGAATGGCATAGTCGCCGGAACATCTTTGCGGGATGTCTCGGAGCTTGCCAGCCTCTTTGACGAATCCCCCAACGCTCCTTGGATGCTGAAGCCGGATAGAGCGGTAGTATGCAAAAACGGCGAGATAACATCCAAGACAAAGGTCAATCCGATGCCCCGCCGGAGTTATGGGTACAAGGATTCTTTGAGCCTAGGATCTTCTTACGGAGGGTATTCCTCATACTCTTACCCAAAGAAGTTTGAGAAAAAATCCAAGGAGAAGGAATTGTTTCCCGACTATGAAGGGGGGATAACAAAGTACTCCGAACAATGGGAAGATGGTTATCAAACTGGATGGGAGGATGCCGTGGCCGGAAAGATGGAGGAAAACTTCTCCGGCGAATCGGCTGATTTCAACGCTGGATATAAGGAAGGGTACTTTGACGGCGGTATCGAAAGTATAAATGGAACATCCGGCGGAAAGCCGGAAGGAAAGGAGGAAGAAATTTATGGAGTTTAATACACCCATTGTATTTCTTCACGGCCTAATCTTGGGCGGGATCTTGACCGCCTTCGTGTGGCTAGTGACTAGGAAATAAACCAATAACAAAGAAAGGAAAAAGGAAATGAATCACGAAAAGACATATGCAACGCTGAAGGATGAGAATGGAGATATGGTAAACGCTTGGATCTATGGGGAATTTGTCCACAAGGAAGATTTATGGGCAAATTATCACATTCAAGACCTAGGAGATGGTCACGATGGCGGAAGATATATGCTAACAATCGAAAACGAAGGTTGGCTGGATAATGATCTCTCCAAGTTGGAGAGAATCTTGTTTGAGTGGATGGAGAATGTTTGAAAACAAAGAAAGGAAAAACGAAATGAAAAAAAGGAAACTATGGTATGGAAGCATTGAGGGAATTTTTGGTTATGGCATTTGTGCCATATCCGAAACGAAGGCCGGAGTAATGAAGACATTGAAGGAATCCTATGAAAGCTGGAAAAAAGCCTATCCAGACGAATCTACCAATTTCAAAGATTCCTTTGAGCATTGGGGAGGATGGGTCAGACAAATTGAATTGAATCGTGGATACGATGATGGGATGAGAGAATAGAACAAAGCCGGACAGAACAAAGGGCGGGGGGATCATTCCTCCCGCCCTTTTTATTTTTGGATCATCCTTAAAAAATCGCTCCACGATTGGTTTTAATGCGTTTTGATTTCATCCGAGGGTCAATGGTGCGGGGGTGCGTACAGAGTAAAATGATTTTTTAGGCGGAAGCCGGGAGGATTGCGGCAAGGGTGGAATTAATAAAATTTCCCCACATATTTTTTAGGCAAGTTTGGTTCGACCAGGGAACCGGCTTCCCTAGGATGCTCAGGGGAATCATATAAAAAATTCTTTAATTTTTTTTATAGTTTATATGTGGCCGGGTAGGCGGCATAAAAAAATGCTTAATCTTTTTATCAATTCATATGTGGCCGGGTGGATGGCATAAAAAATTGTCAAAGATTTTTATGTGCAAAGATTGCTGCCGGGATGATGCGATAAAAAATTTCCTTTATTTTTTAACTACTCAAACGCTTCCGGGGTGGGATCATAAAATTATATGCCGATATTTTTTATGTGTCGTATGTGGAGGCTGCCTATCCCTAAAAGTTTTTGGCATATTTTTTTAAGATAGGGGAAATCCTACAATTCCTATATGATTTGTAGGAATTGAAAAATTTTTAACTTCCGGTCCTGGTAATGTTAATTCAAAAACCCCCTATAAGGGAAAATCTGGAAACTGGAAAATCTTCTATAAGGGGGAATCTGGAAACTGGAAATTACTTTCCAATCGAAACACAACAAGCCCTATTCCCAAGGGATTCTGGCAATTTGCTCTTAAAAAGCCGTATCTTTGATTGGGGGGTATGGGATACCTTATGGCTGGTAATCGTCGATTGTAGGGCCATTTCCGCTCGATTGCGGGGCATTGTGGAGTCTTTTTTTACCACTTGCGGCAACTCCAGTATCTTGCAGTGGTTTTGCTGGGGGGATTGCTGTCACACCGGTGTCTAGCCCGGAAGCTCTTGCGACGGCTGGGTATTGACTTCTTGATCTTCATCTTGGGATCGCCAAAACGGATGGTCTTGGACTTGCCGCCGGAGCAAGCCCGGACAACAAACTTCTTCGACCCCCCTGGGGTACGCCGTGGGCTGTTGCAAGGTAGGTTTCGTGGGTTCATTGGTTTAATGCTCCTGCCAGCAGTTTAATCTTTTCCTGGTGTATCTCAAGAAATTTCGCAAGATCCTCAAGGTCGTCAGTAAGGCTTACCATATTGGCCTCATAAACCTCCCTAGAGCAATCTGCTAGTATATCCCCGCAAAGCCTATCGACCTTGGCTATGGTCTTATGTAGGCGCGAGTTCTCTGTAAGGAGAAGCTCTATATACGCCCAGGCTAGGTCAACCCTTGGGCTTCTCACTGAAGCCGCCCTTCTTAGCCTTCATCATCCTCCAGATTTTAGGGCTGATGGTGGACTTGGACTTGGGACGGGAAGTGCCAGCCTTACGGCGAGCGTTGATATTGGCATATAATCCGGGCTTCATTCCCCTAGTATACCACACCCACCCCCCACGCCCAAGGGCGCGTGTCGGAGCTGCTGCCAGCTTTTCTTTCCTTGGTAACACCAGGCAGTAGATTTTCCTCGGAACCAACCGCAGGGGAGGGGAGGGTAACGACCTAGGAGTTACCCCTCCCCTTGGTTCCTCGGAACTGTCTTTTCCCTTATATATATAAGGGTATGGCAGTAGAGTAAATGGCATTAAAATGACAGCCTGAACTGACAGCTAGAAGCTGGCTTGGTTGGCAGTATACAAGTCCTTCTCCAGCAATATCTTATTGGCTTTTGTCAGCCGTTTTAGATGCCGGTAGAAGGTTCTCTCTGATATCTTGCACTTGTCCATGATGTGACGGCATAGGTCAGATGCCTGCCAGCCCTTGCAACCCATCTCTGACAGGAACCGCTCGTCACCTATGACAGGCTTGGCTCCCGGCCTCTTTAGGTTGTCGGGGTTCAGGGCGTAGTTGGGTCGGAACATGGGGTAGTGCCACTGGATCACAAAGGGGTCCATTGGGCTGAAGTTACGGAGCGTGACATCGCAAGTGAAGGTACGCTCGTCCTCCTCATGAGGTGTCAGTACGACCAGGCTGTCAGGGTTCCGAGCGAACACCCCCGACCCAGAGAAGCGGTCGATGGCCTCCTTGGAGGAGGCATTGCCCTTGGCGAAGTGGTGGGACAGGATGACTGACAGGTTGTGCTTGGTCGCCAGTGCCTCAAGCTCGTTCATAAGGCTTGCCATGTCACCGGCACTATTCTCGTCGCGGTCGCCCATAAGCATATAGTTTGGGTCTAGGACGATGGCCTGGTAGCCCCTGCCTTGGATGTGCTTCTCAATGATCGGGCGGATGAAGGTTAGGTCGGCGGCATAGCCCCGGAGCGTCCAGACATCGAAGTCTTTGACTTGCTCTGCTGTCAGGTTCTTGGCCTTGATGACATCGCCAAGACGATGCCTAAAGCTCCACTCTTGAATCTCAAAGTTGATGAACAGCACCCGGCTCTTGCGACACTTGTTGCCCCACCAATCCGTTCCGGTGTGCAGGCTGAGCGACAGGTCGATCAGGCTCCAGCTTTTGAAAGCCTTGCTTCCACCGCCAAGGAGCAACTTGCCCCCTTGGTGCAACATACCCTCGATCAGCACCTCCGGCTCCGGCAGGGTTTCCTTGACAAGATCCTCATACCTCTTGATCGGAGGCCATTGGTCAACGGCCTGTTTCACTCCCAATCCCACGGCTGGTTCTATCATTTCCCCTCCTTGCAAAACCAGAGAAAACTCTGGTAGGTTGTGTCGTTTCTTTTTGCCCCCGGAATCCTTACCGGCTGGCTTGGCTTGAATGTTGCAGGATCGCACCCCAGCGGCACAAGGAAAGCCTTTAATTGCTCAGTCCATTCCTTCTTGGGCGGGTTCTCAAACCACCCGTGAAGGCTCTTGCCACCGGTGTCAACCACCGCATACATCTTCATCCTGAACAAATCCCGCATAAGCTGGAACACCGCGCCCATCTGTGGCTTGGTCAGCGTGTCGGACTCGACGACCAGGTAAACCCTGGCATCCACATTCTCGTTGGAACGGCTGACGCATCCCGGCACAAACACCGCGCCGGTCGTAAAGTTGCCCACCGGCGATGGCAAGCCCATCCACTCGTCCGCCCTGCGAAAGTTCTGCGGATGCCTTCCGCTGTCCTTAACGTCCCCGATCCAGATCAGGTCGCTGGGTTGCCACAATGTCAGGAAGCGGTGATAGTCGTCCGCCGGGTCGTCCAGCTTGACCGGACTCTCCTCGTACATATCCGCCGGATCCCAATTGTAGTGGGTCAGATACCGGCTCTTGTTCGATTCGGCAATCGTCTTGATTCGATCAATTATCTCGCTCTCGGGATCTTTCTCGATCACCAGTTTCACTGGATTATCTGATTGCTGGATCGGTCTGCCAAAGCCGTCGTTCAGGATCGCCCGGCGCAGTCTGCGGTTGGCTTCGTCGCGGTACGCCATGCAGGAGGTATGCCAGCAGAAGATCGTCGGCACGCCGTCCACGAACACCGTGGTATCGCGCAGCCTGGTATGGCTTGTATGTGTGGCCTCTCCCGGGCAATGGCACAGCCCGTGATTCTCGGACTGCCAATCCACCTGACCCACGATGGCTTCGGCTTTGCGCTGGTTCTCGTTCATATTAGAAATTCATGCCGGATGATTCAAGGGGTGAACAACCCAGTGATGCGTCCATCAGGGGGAGCGTGAACCGTCGCTCGTTAACCCGCCGCAGGATCTCCCTGCGTACCACTTCCGGCATTAAATTATCCTTCAAGTTCCATCGCTTTCTTCGCCGCCTCGACGATATCCCCAGCGGTGATGTTGCGAAGGGAATTGCACCAGTATTGCGTACCCTTGGTCTTGTTGGTCGCATCCTTGCACTTGGCCTGCGGTAAACCCGCATGAGGGCGGCACGGAGCGTGCGGACAGGTGTCCGGCTTGAAGACCGAGATGTTCTTGGGGTAATAGGTCATCCGATCTTCCGGGTCGTAGCTCCCCCAAAGCGACACACAAGGCGTGTCGAAGGCGGCTGCCACATGGTTTACGCTGCTGTCCGGTGCAACCACGAAGTCTGCTCCGCTGACAATCGGGAACAGCGAGCGGAACTGCTTGGTCGTGTTGAATAGGTCGATCACGCGTGGATGGTCTACCTTGAAGTTATTGCTATTGTCCAGCCCGATAATGACGGCCTTGTGGTTGGGGAACGCTTCCAGCAACGCCAGCACCGCCTCCTGCCCCTGCTTGGGCGGGTAGGTGCGGGTCGGCCCAGAACTTGATACATGGTAGGCAAAGTAGTCGCCCTTGATCGGCCACTTGCCCATCTCCATAAGCTCCTTGTGATCCGGCTCGATCAGGTACAGGTGCGGACGCTTGTACTTGGGATCAACATCTCCGGCGTTCATCCAAGTGTAGATCCGGTCGTAGCAGTTGCCTGGACCAGTACCCAGCTTGGTATTGCCAACCTGACCGCTGAACAGATCGTCCGTGGGTAGGTGAGCGTCATAGGACTCCCAAGCCTCCAGCGTGGGCGGGAGTGGGAACAGCTTGGCTCCTAGTCCGGCGTAGAGCGGAAGGTTCCTAGCCGGTGCGTACACATCCACGCAACCGCCGGATTCGTTGACCAGGTAATGCACGAAGGCGGTCGTGATGATTGCATCCCCGATGGCTCCGGCTCGGTACACCGCCGTCGCCCCTCCTGTCGCACGGCCGGGATAGTACGGCTTGATCTTGTGCGGACACGGCACGGCATCCTCCCACATCGGACCGGTAAGCTCGTCGGGCAACATGTAGGTGTTGCGCGGGAAAAGCATCTGGTCATCTACCTTGTGGATGGCGTTGGTTTGATTCTTCCATAGTTTCATTTCTTCTTCTCCTTTATGATCTCCGACCTTGTTATGAAGACAGGATTGGTTTCGTCAACAAAACAAAATATGTTGTAGTAGAAATAATCCTCCGCATCGAGACGATTCATATTCATCTCCTTCATCAGCTTCCTAAGTATAAGATCCATGTCGTATGCAAGCCTGTCCTGAACGCCGTACATCTCGGCAAGTCCGATGATGCAGTCGTCGAAACCGACAACCTTGACGCATCCCTTGTCTGGAATCCACGGCAATACTATTTTGCGTTTTGACATTTGTCTATCCTTTCCCCGATCCACCGCATGCACGGCACGGCCATTGAGTTGCCCAAGGCTTTGTACCTCGGACCATCGGGGCATTGATCGGCTGGTTTGTTTCTCCAGGGGATCAGCGTGTGGTCATCTGGGAAGCCTTGGAGCCTTTCACATTCCTTCGGGGTTAGTCTGCGGACGGCCATCTTGTCCTTGGGATTGATCACCCCGCCGGTGTGACATACATCCGAGGCGGTTGAGCGGATTGGTACGGCCTTGTCTTGGATGGCTTGGTTGTATGTGTCCACGGCCACCGCCACTTGGTTGTCCCCCATGTCCTTCCGCAACGTGGGTGATAGCTCTTTAACAAATCTGCTTTCACTTCCCTCCCTAGTTGCGATGCCAGGTTCAAAGGCAATAGCCTCCTGCACCAACGGCACATTGCCACCGCCGGTTCCAAACCTTGAAACACAACTAGGCGCAACTTCGTGCGGTCCGGTCACACGGCTGTCGTTGGGGTGGTTTTCGTAGAGGACAGCGTGCTTGTCGCCCTTGGTCAGAGTCGGGCAAGGATCTCCCGGCTTGCCAACGCCAAGGCCGTTGCCCTTGCCGTCCTGCTTGTCCCCACGCTTTCCGGCATTGCGGGTGGCCTGGTCGTGGATGGGTATGGCAACCAAGTCGGTTGCATCCTTGTAATCACGAGCCTTCATAGCCGATGCTGTTCCGTCACCGGAGTACTCACCAAAAGCCTGCATCCTAAAAACAGAGGCTTCGTGAACCGCCTTGATTTCCATCAATGCTTCGTGGCTGCATCCTCCCCTGCTTCCCTTGCATTGGGTGATTGTTGGACTGATTCCAACGCCTTCTTGAGCATCGGTGGCAACTCCTTGCCCCGCTTCTCGGCTCGGCGCAGGATTCCGGCGCACGCCTTCTGACTCAAATAGAACCTTTGCGGCACTTGCCCCGTCTCCAAGACATCCGACAACGAACACACGGCGACGGCGTTGGGCCACTCCGAACCATTGAGCGTCCAGCACCCTGTATGCCCACCCATACCCCAACTCCCCCAACGCTCCGAGGAAGGAACCAAAATCCCTTCCTCCGTGGCTTGACAGGACACCGGGGACATTTTCCCAGACAACCCATCGAGGCCGGAGACTTTTAGCGATTTCAAGAAAGGTAAGCATGAGTCCCCCTCTTGGGTCGTGCAGTCCTTTCCTAAGTCCTGCGACGCTGAAAGATTGACAGGGCGTGCCTCCGACCAGAAGGTCAACTGATCCGCTTGGTATATTCCATTGTTCATACTTTGTCATGTCTCCTAGGTTTTGAACCTTCGGCCACCGGTGCTTCAGCACGGCGGCTGGGAAGGGTTCGATTTCTGAAAATGCGACCGGCTCCCATCCAAGAGGCTCCCAGGCAACGCTGGCCGCCTCGATGCCCGAACATACGGATAGGTACTTCATTTGCTTTTCCTCGAATCATATCCGGGGATGAAGCCCATGTCCCTTGCGTGTTCCACGCTTGTCCGGCAACACTTCCACGCCCTTGCGATCTGGTGAACCGTGTATCCGGCCTCGTACTGGACTTTCCACAAAGCCCACCGCTTTGTGACAAAGCCCGGCTCCCGATTGACCCGCCTGGACTTCCTGACCATCAGTTCCGGCGGAACCACTATCTCCTTCTCGTCCCTGATTCCGGCGACGATCTTCTCTGCGGAGTCCTTGTTGTTCCTTGTCCTTTCGATCCGGCCAAGGGTTATTTCGTGTCGCAACGCCTGGATGGTCTGGACGGCGGCCACAAGCCTGGCCTCCAGAAGTTTCACGTTCTCCTCGGTCGCCGTTACCCTGCTGTTAAGTACCTGTGCTATCAGTGCTTCTTGTGTGTTCATCTTTTATTTCCTTTGTAAGTAATGCCGCAGCGTCAACCCCCGCAATAATCTCGCGGACTTTGTGGGCTTCGGCATGGTTGATGTTGTCCCGATGGCTGGCAAGACTCCGGCGCACTCGCGCCAGAATATCGGTCAGCCAATCTATTCTTTCTTTTGTCATGCTGTCTCCTCTCCTACCACGCCGTCAAACGCCTGTTCTTCGGCATGGAAGACCTTTGTTTGTACCTTAAGCCATGTCGGTTTGGCAAGCGTTTTCTTGCCGGTAAAGGAAGCCTCCGTGAACAAAACATTGTTCCCCGGAACGCAGGCAATCCGTCCATTGGCAAGCTCAATGAAGTGGTGCGACTTGGTCTGGCTCGGCTCCAGGCTGTACCCATCCCCATACGGCTCGGCGGTGAACATATACGCCCCCTTCATCCAGGTCTGGCGAGAAGCGATCCACACCTGGCAATCCAGTTCCCGAAGGTAGTCGTACTCGATGGTGGTGAAGTTCCAGCCGAAACAATCCCAGCGTTGCGCGTCGGCAAGATCCCAATCCGCACCAACGCCGTTGGTAAACGCCAACGCATTGATCGGCAGACCCCGATACAAGGCTCCGCATTTGAGCATCACCGTGCATCCCCAAGCCCTGTGAGGCACGGAGTAAAGCCCGAACCATACGGCTTCGTCCCACCCCTCCTCCGCACCTTGCGAGCAGAACTTGCGATCCACCATTACATACTGGTGGCGTGGCAGATTTCCGGCGAAGGTCATTTGCGGTCCATCCACATTGCCAAAAGAGCAACGCCGATGGCGAACATCAGCATCTCGGTTGGGCCTACTTCCATTGTGGCCCCGTGATCCACGCCACCAACGCCCAGCGCGTCCCTAACAGTGGTGCTTTGGCTCTGTGCTTCATCCAGGTTGGGAACAGGTTGGCAGACCCCTGATGGGTTGACTTCTCCACGCCCTCCCAATCCCCATCCACGCACAACCCGCCGCCGACATACTCCTCCGGCCGGGATAGGTTAATGACGCAAGTCAGCTTGCGGTCGCTGCCGTCGTAGGTGTCGAAATGCCACTTGAACTTTTGCAAGGGGCGATACCTCAATACCTGAAGCTGTTGCATGTCCATTATGTCAAATCGGTAATGTTCCGTGTTGGCTTGGTCAACCACGGCGGCCAGGTAGCTGTAAAGCCACTGGAAGTGGGGTGCTTTTGGAATCCAGCACGACGAGCATGTTCGGGTGCGGTTTACAACGTGCGTGCCGTCCTTCGACAACACCGGCGCACGCTTCATCCCGATAACCTCCGCATCGCAGATAATCATCTCGCACTGCGAGCGGGTAAGAACTTGCGGTATCGTTACCGCCGTGAGGATCTTTTGCTTGAAGGCTTTTTCGGTTTGCATTTGTTCTTCCTTTCGATGTACTCAGTCAATAGCTTCCTGATGGCATAGCTGGCAAGCTCATCCCGCTCGTACATGATCCTATTGAATCCGATGTGAGCCAGCCTGTCGGCCATCTTGTCGTCCATGTCGAATTTCATTTCGACCATCGTGACCTTGCGATCTCCTAGGTATTTTATTTGTCCCAATTCGTCCATTGCGACCTTTCCTCCCTGGATTTGGCTATAAGCCAGGACATAAAACTTCCGGCAAATATAAGCAGGGATATTCCGCCACCGATTAGGAAGGCAAACAGCACGGCGTGGAAAAACACCTCGCTAAAAAACTTCAGGTAGTCCATCATCTTCGCTCCTTTTCAGCATGCGGTTAAGGGTTGATTGGTCTATTTCAACCCCACCCATCCTGCACCAAAAGAGTACGGTTCCGTTCCTAAAGTCGTCAATAAGATTCTTTATGTTGTCCTCCTCGCGGTAACAACAGCAGTCCTTGAGGCCGGGTCGATTCTTCTTGGGGGCAAGTTTGTCTCCGATGATAACCTTCCTGCGCTGAAGGAGCCGGATGTCGTAGATTGCTCGGATGGCAATCTCCCCGGCAAGCATCTGAATACGCTCCTCCGGGGTCAGTTTGTTCGCTTCAGCTTTGACCATTTCTTCCTCTTTCCAGAACGATCCTCGGCCCAGGCCGAATAAGCGTTCCATAGCCTCGCCGCATCCAGTGCGTTCTGCTTGTCGTCGAAAATATCATCAGCCGGTGGAAGTCCGTTTGGCGGCTCGGCTCCCCATAGGCGCGGACCAACCGGATTCTCCATCGAGGCCGTGACAACCCTCCACTTGTCGCCGTGGGGTATGACTTTGACAGGTGTCATCTTCCGGCCTCCTCCAGCTTCTTGATGTCGTCCTTGATCTGTTGCCTCAACTTTGCCATGTCGCCCGACTGACCGGCATAGTGGATTATGAAGGCATCCTTGTGCCGATCCAGCCCGAAGTGTTGCTCCACGCTGGTCATGCAGTTGTAAGCCGGATCAAGGTCAAGCGTCTTGGTGTTCCATAGGTGAAGCTGTACATTGAGCCATGTTTGCTCCGCAAAGTGGTTTGGAAACAACCCCAAGGGCGGTTGTGACAATGCCCCGATTGCATTTTTACGGATCACAAACACGCCGGTATTGAAATAAAATCTTGGCTCAGTCTGTGCCCCGTAAGCCTTTGCCAGTTCAGCCAAGCCCTTCTTTCTGTCAAGATACTCGCCCTCATTGAAGGCAAGGAAGTCAAACTCCTCGTCCACCTTGGATATGTCCTCGCAATCCATCGCAACCAGCACATC